AACAAGCATTATACAGCATATTGAAATAAAACAACAAGAAACACAAACATATAATTTAAGTTCAGTCAAAGACTATCATACATATTTTGCAAATGGTGTGTTGGTACATAACAAAGGCGGCCGTGGTGGTGGCGGTGGCGGACGTAACGAGCAACAAAGATAATGAAAGTAAGAGGCGCACACTTTGATGACTATGAAACAATTAAATGTTTCATGATAGAATTTGCAAATGCTAATCCCTTTAAAGGATTACATCAACCAAATCACAACGACACTTACGCAAATAGATTGATAGACCGCATACGCAAAGAAGGGTTAGCCTTAGTTGTAGAACAAGATGGAGAAGTTATAGGCATGTTGTTAGCAATGATTAACGGAGACATGTGGTTGCCGGAAGTAAAAACATTAAGAGAAATAGCATGGTGGGTCGAACCAGAACATAGAGGTTCAAGTGCAGGCGGAAAATTACTTGCAGAATATAATAGAATGGGTGAACTAATGGTAGAAAAAGATATTATAAGTGCATACACTATAACAACATTAGGAATGGGCGATCATTTAAATTTACAAAAAAGAGGTTGGCATGCAATAGAAACCAACTTTGTTAAAGGAGTTGCATAATGGCAGTATTTACATTTATAGCAAATGCTATTGCAGGATACTTAGTAAGTGCAGGTGTAGGCACATTATTTGCTACTGTTATAGGTAGTGTTGTAGCCGGCGGAATAGGTCTAGCAGTAGGACGTGCAACTGGGTTATTCAAAGCACCAAGCATAGGAGCGTCGCAAGATCCAGGAGTAAGGATAACACTTGCACCGCAAACCACAAATAAGTTGCCTGTGTTGTATGGTAAAGCATTCACTAGTGGACCTATATTTGATGCGGCAATTAAGAATTCAAACGACACAATGGTGTATTGTATTGCACTAAGTGAAAAAACAGATACAGGAACATTTAGTGTTCAAAACATTTATTTAAATGATGCTAAGTTGAACTTTACTGGTAATACAGTAGTAAGCCATACTGATCCAAACGGAACATCAGATACTAATTTATATACTAGTAATGTGAGAGTAAACGTATATGCAGGTGGCTCAACAGCATCAGATATCATATTCCCAGCAAGTGGAACAGGTAGTTCTACACCAGCAACTACTATAGTACCACATTGGGGTGTTGCAACACATACTGCTAACGCAATGGTGTTTGCACTTGTTGAAATTGATTATGATCCTCAAAATGGATTAACAGGCTTACCTCCGGTAACATTTGAGATGTCGAATACAATTAAGAATCCCGGTGACGTGTTAAATGATTATTTACTTAACAGCAGATATGGTGTTGGTATAACAACAGCAGACTTTGATCAAACCAGCATTACAGGAACAGCAAACAGTCAAATGAAAGGCTTTTGCAACCAGTTAGTAAGTCATAGAAACACAAGTAATGCAAGTGTTAGCCAAGCAAGATACGAGATAAACGGTGTTTTAACCACCTTTAATGATGTAAAAACAAATATAGATAAGATATGCCAAGCAGGCGGAACATATTTTGCATTCAATAACAAAACAGGCAAATACCAAGCACTACCAAACAGAGAATTTACTTCTGCAGAAGAAAGTGCCGCACTTGTATACAGCGATGATAATGTTATTAGTAAAATAGACATATCAAGCACAGACTTGTTTAGTATGTATAATGGATTAGAAATAGAATTTGCAGATTCGACAAGAAAAGACGTAACTAATACAGTAAGGATTGAAACACCAGGAAGTGATAGAAACACAAATGAACCAGACAATGTATTAGAATATAACTTAGATTTAATTAATGATAACATAAGAGCAGAAAGATTAGGTAAGATAGACTTACAACAGAGTAGAAACGCAACTGTTATATCGTTTGCAAGTGATTTTAGTGGAATACAAACAGATGTAGGAGACTTAATCAAAGTAAACATGCCTTTATATGGTTATAGCAATAAGTTGTTTAAAGTGTTGAGAACAAAAGAAGTAGAAACACAAGGCGGATTATTGACGTGTGAAATAACAGCAATTGAATATCAATCAACGATATATTCAAATCCAAATACGCAAATTAGTCTACCACGTGCAAATATTGACTTACCTAGAATACCAGTTATGCCACCAGGGTCATTACCATTACCAATTGCATTGCAAGGAGCATATGGTAATTTGTCATTGCCTAGCAAATTTGGTAGCACATTAGTTAATGAACAAATGGCGGAACTAGGTGCAGGTGTGCAGTTAGCAGACTCACCTGCAGGCAACACAACTATTACTAATGGCACCACATTCAAAGACATTATATCAGAAGAAAGTTATGATATAACAAATTCAGATGTTGGTGACTATGAATTTAGCAGTAGTGCAACAGCAGGTGGCACTTTGACTGGTTCATATAACTTAGGATATAGACAAAGAGTTGAATTACGTTTTTCAAATACTACAACAACTACAACTCAAGCAATTACAGGTGGCGGTATTGAATTAGGTAACATGCCTTCAACTACACCTCCTCCCCCATTAGTTGCTAATTTTAAAGTAAGCACTGATCCAACTAGTTATGGTTTACCTGCAGATATGAAACCAGTAAAAGCAAACATTAAATTACAAGCATACAGTGATATAGGCACAAGTGGTAGTGCACCTAGATCATTTGGTGGACTTAATTATGAATTTGCAAGAATAACAAAAGGTGAGAGAGAATAATGGCACAATATAGAACATTTTACATAACTGCAACAGGCAAAATTGTTATATCAAGAAAAATGAATGATACAAATGTAACAGAAAGACTAGCAGTTCATACAGATCAAAGTTATATAAATGCATATTGTGTATCACCAGATACACAACGTGTAAATTTAACTTCCAAAGAATTAGAAGACATACCAGTAAATATAGATTACACAGACTGGATGAAACAAAAACGTAGATTAGAATTAATTGATTGTGACTGGACACAAGGCGCCGATTCACCATTAAGTGACAGTAAAAAAACAGAATGGCAAACATATAGACAAGCATTAAGAGATTTGCCAAGCAACTATAGTTCAGCGATAACGGATAGGGACAGTATATCATGGCCAAGCAAACCAAGTTAACCATATGGAGTAAATTATGCCTTTAGGATCAAGAAAATTAGGAGCATTTAAAAACAAATTCAATGCTGGAACAGGAACATCAGGTTTAATTACTGCAAGTGTTTCACTTGCTTATTCTGGTAATACTGCGGCTAATTTAAGTTATACAGGAACTGGTAATGTATTTACAGACGCAACTACTATAACTTACGCAATATCTACAAACAGAACTAATGCAACGTTTGGCTACAATATGCAGTCTCTAGCAGGAAATGTTGTTGCTAGTGATTTTGCAGATTCTACTGTTACAGGCAATGTTACTACAGACGGTAATGGAGATGGCACAGTTACAAAAACAATCACATCAACTACAGGAAGCGGCCATAAAGCATTTAGATTAAATCTTACAAGACCTAATAATGTAAATGACATATTTGTTAATAGTGCAAACAGTAATTTATATGAAGTAGTGCCTGCAAACATTACAGGTGGAAATACTACTGTTGTAGGTGTGCAACGTAATGTTCCTAATTTTAGTCCAGTAAGAGATGTTGTTGGTCTTGTTAAAAGGCACATGTTTACTGCAAATGGCAATACCACAGTAAATGTAGTAAGCACAGGTAATTACAATGGTAATGTAAATATTTGGAATGATCAATTCTTTGTAAACAGAGGAACTAACCATGCATCTAATGTACATTTTGCTTCTTGGGATACAGGATTAGCCTATAGAGCACTAATAATTGGTGCAGGTGGTGTTGGTTTAGATATATCTCCAGCAACTTCTGGTGGTGGTGGTTCTGGTGAATTAGGAGTATTAGAATATCCTTTGAATAATGTATCTGCAGGAAGTTATGTGTTCACAGTTGGTAAAGCAAATTTGTCTGCAGACACATCAGGCAATACTACAATATTTAATGGTAATGTTGCATTACAAAAAACAGCATGGTATGGTGGTAAAGGCGCAAGATACACAGGTAGCGGCTCAACGGCAACAGATGCTGGTAATGGTGGTTCCGGCGGTGGAGGAAATGTAAAAGGTTCAATACCTGCAGGATTTACCGGAGTTGGCGGAAATGCCATGATAAATTTTGATATCAGTGACTTAGCAAATAAAGTTACAACTACATCTTTTGGTAACAATTCATTCAAACAATATGTTAAATTTGCAAATGGTAACGATGGTGGTGAAACAGGTGCAGAAATGCCTGGAAGTGGTATCAAAGGAGGCGGTGGTTCTGGTGGTAAAGGAGATAACGATCCAGCGTCAAATGATGATGGTTGGAACCATTATGGTTGGCCTCTAGATGCATATGGTGGTGGACAACCAGGAAGAGGTATCGAATTTGAATATTTGGCAAGTTCAGCAACTGCGGCAAATTTATTTCAAAGAACTAATGTGCCAAATGCAGAAAGAAATGTATTTGGTCAAAGATGGTTTGAAAGTCCAGTATATGACGGGAATACCTTTAATGGTAACCTAAAGCAACTAATGGCGCAGGGTGGTCCAGGTGGATCAGGAACAGATATGGATACATCCTCTATAAGTGTTGCTTCTAATATACCAGGTTTTGGTAGTGGAACTGGTGTAAATGGTAAGGACGGATTGATATCAATAACATATCCTTACAGAGACGCATACAGGTTTGTTACATCAGAAGATTTGTCATAACAGATAAATAAGTATTGAACATATTCAGTGTTGCCTAAGTAACATTGTCTTAACCTTCAAGGAGAAAAATTATGTCAGGTCGAGTTCTCTCGTTTAGCCAATATTTAGGCGGCGGTCAAAATGTAAAGATCGAGGAAAGATTTCCAGATGATCAAAAAACATACACTTATAACTTTGCAAATGCAGATGTATCAGGTTATACATTTACAGCAGATTATCAAAACATATTATTAGATACAGTAACGTATGATAGGACAACAGGTGATCCTAATTTTACGGCCACTACTGTTTCTGGATATTTCGGAACAGCCGCAAACATAAGTTCTTCTATGATATCAAACACAAATTCTAATATAGGATTAGTCGCGTTTACTATACCATCAGGACTTTACACAGGTAATGTTATTCCAGACGCTAGAACAAATGTTGTTGCAACAGTTGTATCTTTCCAATGGCAAACAAATGAAACACCACCGCAAAAGGATAGACACAGATGGGTATTGTTAAACAGGTTTGATCCAGCAATAGGCAGACAGCCAGGTAACCCATCAAGCGAAAGTAATTTCGTTGCACTAACATAGGGGTTATAAATGTCAATAGTTACAGTATCGCAAACAAAAAGTAATGTAAGCGTCAATTCAACTGCACAAACAGTAGCAGTTACAACAGCAAAGACTAATGTATCTGTATCAACAGGGTTAACTACTGCAGATATGAGATCATCAATATCTGTTACAGACACAGGTGGAGACGGTTCATTAACATATACAACAGGATCAGGTGTAATAACTTACACAGGTCCAAGTGCCGCAGAAGTAAGAGCACATCTTTCAAATACATCTCCCATAACATACAATAGTACAACAGGTGTAATTGGATTAGAACAATCTTTAGATGATATTACACTTAAAAAATATCAAGAAACAATCGTTAATAATGGAAGTGCTAGTGGTAATATCACAGCAAACATTAATAATGGAACAGTACATAATTACAACCTTGCAGGTAACATAACTGGTATAACACTAAGCAATATAGATGACGGTGGTTCGGCATCATTATTCTTTATACAGGACGGTTTAGGCGGTATTTCATTAGATACTACAACACATGCTAGTAATTGGACAAATTGGAACTTTACAAACGACTTTACAACGTTTGATACAACAGCAAGTGCATATAACATTATAAATGTTTTTTATGATGCTCCTAAATATTACGCAACATTAATTACTAAAACATTACCATTAATTCAAAATTCAGAACTTGCAAACAGCAGTCTAACAGTTAATGGTACTAGTATTGCATTAGGAAGTAGCGGTAATATTGCTAACTTTGGCACACTAACAACTTCAAATTTAACAGAAGGTACTAATCAATACTTTACAACAGCCAGATCAAATACAGCCTTTAATGCATATATTAGCGATGCCGCTAATGCACCATGGACATTCAATGGTAATGTAGATGTGCAAGGTAATTTAAATTATGTAAATGTTGAAGACTTACTAGTAAGAGATCAAAACATATTTATTAACGTAGGTAAAGTAGCACAAGATGCCTCAATAGTAGTAGACAGATCAGGCTCAGGTGGTGGCACTAACGTTGCACTTAAATGGAATGAAACCACAGACAAATGGCAGTTCACAAATGATGGTAGTACATACTATGTTTTACCAACATCAACAAGTGACCTAGCAGAAGGAACAAATTTATATTATACAGATGGTAGATTTGATACTAGATTAGCCGCTAAGTCAACAAGTAACTTAGCAGAAGGTAGTAATTTATATTATACAGATGGTAGATTTGATACTAGATTAGCATCTAAGTCAACAAGTAACTTAGCAGAAGGTAGTAATTTATATTATACAGACGCAAGAAGCAGAGGTGCTGTAAGTGTAACTCAAGCAAGTGCAAGTGGTAACGGTGCATTATCATATAACAATACAAGTGGTGTATTTACATATACTCCTCCTGCATTGACAGGAGATATATCACAAGTTATTGCTGGAACAGGTATGACAGGTGGTGGAACCACTGGTGCAGTTACACTAAACGTTGCGGCAGGATTAGGTATAACAGCAAATCCAGACAACGTAGCAGTAAACATGGGTGCTTTCAGCACAACTAATTTAGCAGAAGGAACTAATCAATATTTTACAACAGCAAGGGCAAATACAGCCATTGCGGCATATACTGGTGCATTAACAAATTTAACTGGTAATGTAACCACAACAGGTAACATAAGTTGTGGCAACATTGCAGTAACAAGTGCTAAAATACTTAACTTAAACAGCATAACAAGTAAAGCAGACAACGATAAGTTCACATTTAAAGCATTACTAGGCGGTTCAAATACAGTAACTAACAGCGGTAACATAACATCTGATGGTTATGAAGTAATCATAGACGGCAGTCACACTTATGCAACTAGTGGTAACGTATACCAAACAGGAACAAATAACCTTAATGGTTTCGCAGTTAGTGGATCATTTGTTAAAGGTTCACCTAACATGTCAATAACAGGTGTTACACAACTTAAAAACGTATTCAACGGTACAGGTAACATTGATGGAACAAACAACAATACTGGTTTAACAAGCAGTATGGTTGCAAACATGATAATGGACAACTCGAATGGTGTTGCTGGTGATCAATATCCTTTACCACAAGGAACAACATTAACAAGTGCAAACGCAACAACGTTAGTATTCAGCCAATCAGCAGTAGCAAACCAAACATTTGCTAATACATCTTCAATTGCTATTGTGCATGGTGGTAAGGACGCAAAAAATGGACAACTTGTATCATTTGTTTCACAAGATGACGCCATAGCAGACGGAAGTCAAACAATTAATTTATTACCTGCCGTCAGTGGCGGTATGTTTACATTAGGTGGTGGAGGAGTAACACCTGTTTCACCAGAAGATAGTAATTCCTTATCAATAGGACTGCAGAGTCCTACTTTAATACCAGTAGGTACAGGAGTAACATTTGCAGGCGTAACAGGACCTGGTGCCGCAAATATTAATGGGCAAACATTCTTTATTAAACGTAATCTATTTGCTGATGATCCGCCAGTTAATTACACATTAACTACAGATTCTGGAGGAACAACTGCTGTAAATGGAGCAACATTAGGTATAACCAACTTTGTAACAGCAGATGGAAATATAACATTTGCCGCGGCACAAAGCACTAGTGTTATTTCAAAATCACGTTTATATGTTAAAGACGCATATGGTTATCCTAAAGTAGGGCCTAAGCAAACAGACTTTGCATACACAATAGGTTCAGCAAGTAACTATCTAATCGATTTTAGTGCGGCAACTAAGAGTGTAAGAGGTAGAACAAGCCTAGAAGCAACAAAACAAACACTAAAAGCACCTTTTGGAATGACAATTGGTGAAAACACCACTATGAGTAACAGAGGTGACGGTGATTCATTAACCAACTTTGGTCTTAACTTTGTTTGGGATGGCTTAATTGATTACAGCACACTATACCAAGGAACAACCAGCAATATTGTTCCACAAATGTTATTTAAAAATTATACAGATAACACATTTGGTGCAGGCTCAAGTGGTAAAGGCAGAGGTGGACCTAGATTGTTCTTTAGTGCGGCAACAGGTAACATCAATACTAATGAATTTGACAAGTATCCTAGAAAATCACAAGAAATAGGTAGAATGATGTTCTGGGGACCAACACAATCAGTTGGTGAGACTGGCATGTCAACTGTTAATCCTGCAGGATTCATATCAGCAACAGCATCAGAGGATTGGACCACAAGCAACAAATTAGAAATGTCATTAGCGGCTAATGGTGACGGCTTTAATAATGCAGACATATTCTTAAATTATCGCAATGGTAAAGTTGTATTAGGTAGTGGT